GTATACAGCTATATAAACGTATATTTTTTGTTATAACTCATTTGAACTCTCAAATTTTTGTAAGGCTTTCCATCCGCAAAAATGGCACTTACCCATCGCTATGCTTAAGCCTATGTTTTCCCTTCCTTTTTTCTCACAGCAGTTAAAACATCTGAAAAGGTAAAACATTCCATTATAAATAAAATTAGGTTCTCTATTTTGTTCATCAAAAGAAATGTTTTTCACAGTTTGAGGAATTGCTTTATCGCAAGAAAACATCAATCAACTTCTTTTTGTTTTAATACTCCGCTTGGGTACTGCCCCCAAAACCTAGAATGAAGAACTGCGTATTATAAATTCACAGGTTGCTTTGCACGGAGTTTTTGTTAAAATATTCTAAAGTTATTATTTGTATAATGTGGATTATCTTGCTTAAACTTCTCATATGGAGATGGCTTTATAATCCAGAAAAATAGTCTTGATAAAAGTTTCATTAAACATCCCTTTTAAGTATCTCAATCACTTCATTAATCGTTTTAGGATACAGAACTAAACCCATTGAATTTTTACTTCCTGTTTTACCTGCAACAACATTAATAGCTTCTTGATTTGGTTTATCTTCATAAAACATTAATGAAAATCTGTTACCTTCAGATTTATATTTGACTGTCTTTTCATCAATAGACCATCTCGAAAGTCTAAACCCTTCTTGCTTCAGCCTGCACTTTAATTGTCCTAGGTTCATAACACCTCACTTTTAAAGCAATACTATACGTTAGTGCATATTTTTATTGCAACTAAATTTTAAAAGAAAATGAAAATATTCGTAAACGATTGAGACATAACCATATCTTTACTTTAAACACGATATTAAATAAAATATATTTAGAACACATAAAGAAAATAGAGAGGCGAAATGATCACAGTAACTTAAACAATGAAAAGTGAATTCGAAAAAAAAACATGTAAGAAAACATTCTTTCGTGATGATATAGTAGCATCTTATGATGATCAAGCTATAGAAAATTTCGTTAAAGAAAGTCAGAAAAACTTCAAAGAACCAATCAATAAAGAAACCCTCACTTTTAAGGTTGAAAGAGAATAAATCTTAAATGATTAAACATAAATTCGGTGCTATACAATGCCAACGCAATGGAATTAAATTCCCTTCTAAGCTAGAAAGAGCTTATTACGATAAACTAGTTATACTAAAGAGAAACGGTGATGTACTTTTCTTCTTAAGACAACCAGCTTTCGACATAGGCGGTGGAGTTAAGTACCTCGCAGACTTTCAATTGTTTTGGGCAGATGGAACAGTTGAGTTTATTGACTGCAAAGGATATGACACAGCAGGAAGTATTGTTAAGAGAAAAATAGTAGAATCAATATATCCTGTTAAAATCAAAATTGTGAAAAAGTCTTAAATTTTCATTACAAACAAAATTATAAATTATGATGGATAAAGCGTCAGAAAACCTAAAGAAGAAAAAAAAACCAACTAAACTTCCTAAAGTTAGGCGAGATGGTGAAAAAAGAACCACAAAACGTGGAAGACCTAGTAATATTTTAAAAGCTACTCCTATAATTGTTAAACACTTAAAGCAAGGATGTTCTCAACGTGATGCCTCTATTCTTGCTGGAATTTCTGCTAAAACTTACCATGATTGGTATAGTATAGGTTTAGTTAATAAAGAAGATGAAATTGAAACTGAATACTCTCTATTCTGTGATTTAGTAGATAAAGCTAAAGCAGAATGTAGACAAGGTTTAGTAACTAATTGGTTAAATCATACTAATAAAGATTGGCGTGCTGCAATGGCTTATTTAGAAAGAACTGATCCCGAACACTACGCACTTAAACAGAAAATTGAGACTACACAGAAAGTAGAAGTTGATCAAAAGAAAATATTAGAAATTCCAGATAACGGAAGAAGAAAAATTAAGGATAAAAACGATGGGGCTTGAATACGAAGAAACTAAAGAAAAAGCAAAAGACATAATGACTTACAAACCTTTTAATTCATTCCAAAAGGAAGCTAGTCAAAAGGTTGCTAAATCATTAGAAGAAGCTTTGGTTGTAATTATGCTTTATATTCCTAATTATCCTGATAAAAGCGTAGCTATAAGAAAGCTTAGAAAATGTCGAATGGATTGTAACTCAGCTATTACGCATTGTGGAAAATACTAAGTGGATGATAATACCATACGACCCCAAGAAGGTAAGCAAACTGAGTTTTTATCCTCTACGGCTGATATTTGCGCATACGGGGGGAGTGCTGGCTCAGGAAAGACTTACGCAGTTTTGCTCGATATGCTTTGGTATCATGACATTCCTAATTACACAGCAATTTTGTTTCGTAGAACTTCACCTCAATTAACCGCAGCAGGTTCAGTATGGCATGAATCACAAGCTTTATTTAGAGAATTTGGTGGAGTACCAAATCAAACAACGCTTGAGTGGAAGTTTCCGAGCGGGGCTGTTTTTAAGTTTAGCCATCTGCAATACGATAAAGATGTTTATTCACACCAAGGAGCACAGTATACAGCGGTTTATTTTGAAGAAGGGACACACTTTACGCGTGAACAGTTTTTTTACATGTTTTCTCGTAACCGTTCAATGTGCGGTATTAAACCTTATATTAAAATGACTTGTAATCCTGATGCTGATAGCTGGGTTAGGGAGTTAGTTGATTGGTGGATTAATCCTCAAACAGGATTAGCAATCCCAGAAAGATCGGGTGTGATAAGATGGTTTATAGTACTAGGTGATGAATTAATTTGGTCAGATTCTAAACATAATCTAAAAGAAAAATACCCAGATTGTTACCCAAAATCTTTTACATTCATATCTGCTTCTATTCATGATAATAAAAAACTTCTTGATGCAAACCCAGAATATTTAGCCAACTTACACGCACTATCTAAAGTCGAGCGTGAAAGACTTTTAAATGGTAACTGGAATATCAAACCTTCAGCAGGTTTATATTTTAGAAAAGATTATTTTGAAGTTGTTAGATCAATACCAAGATCTGGGTTGCAATCTGTTAGATATTGGGACAGAGCTTCAACTAAAAAAACAGATTCAAACGATCCTGATTACACAGTAGGTTTAAGGCTAGACAAAGATTCAAATGGTATATTTTATATTTCAGATATTGTGCGAATACAAGAAAGCCCACTTGGTGTTATAAATGCTATTAAAAATACTGCATCAAGAGACGGTGTAAGCGTTGCGATTGGACTTGAACAAGACCCAGCACAAGCAGGAGTTGTTGAAGTTGATCACTTAATTAGACAGCTTCAAGGTTACAGAGTCAAACCTTTTAAAGTCTCAAAAGATAAAATTACTCGTGCTATGCCAGTTTCGTCACAAGCAGAAGCAGGAAACATAAAAGTCGTTGAAGGTAATTGGAATGAAGCTTTTTTTAAAGAAGTTGAAAACTTTCCAGAAGCAAATCATGACGACCAAGTAGATAGTTTATCTGGAGCTTTTGGGATGTTAATTAAGCCAACCTATAATTTAAGTAATCTTAATAGGATGTAAAATGAAAAAAAATAAGTCGTTAAAAAACAAAGATTCTACATCTCCTAAAGTTAGATTTGACGGTTGGACTAATATTTTAACTGGAATGGGAAAAAGAGGTAGAGATAAATCTGAATCAACTGTTTTTTGTAGACCTTATAATTTCAGCTCAACTGAACTTGATGAGTTGTATAGATTTGATGGCTTAACTAGAAGAATTATAGACATTGTCGCAGATGAAATGGTTCGTCAGGGTTGGAAAGTAGATAACGACCCAGACGGAAAAATGAATATGAAACTTGAAGAAATTCATATCTTTTCAAAAATGTTAGACATGATTAAGTGGGCTAGACTTTATGGAGGCTCGCTCGGTGTTATTGGAATTGACGATGGCAGATCACTTGAAGAACCAGTAAATTATAATTCAATTAGAGATGTAAAATGGATTCATGTTTTCGATAGATACAGCGTTTCTAATGCTACTGGGCTTGTTGATTGTGATTTGAATTCTGAAAACTACGGGTTACCACTTGTTTATCTAGTTAATGACTCAAGAACATCCCAAAGTTTTTACGTTCATAATTCAAGAGTTATTCGATTAGAAGGAAACAGGCTAACTCCAAGATCAATCATGGATAATGATTCTTGGGGTGATTCTATTATTAATAATTCATATAACGAAATCAAAAATTACAATACTTCAATGTCAAATTTGGGTGTTATAATTCAAGACTTTGTTGTTTATATCATGCAAATACCAGGATTGGCGGAATTGTTAGCTTCTCAATGTGCTGATGCTGACATTACAAACAGAGTAGATTTATTAAATCTAACTCGCTCAGTTTACAATACAATGATTGTAGATGGTGATGAAAATTTTTCTAAATCATCTACAAATGTGTCTGGACTATCTGAGATCATAGATAGATTTATGGTTAATCTTTCTGCAACGACATCAATACCAGTTTCTCTTCTTTTCGGTAGATCAGCAGCAGGATTAAATGCGACAGGTGATAATGATATTAGAAACTTTTACGATTTAATCAAGCAAAAGCAAGAAGGGCAATTAAGACCTGTTCTTGAAAAACTTGTTAAACTTATCTATCTTTCAAAAAATAGCACATTTAATGGTATTGAGCCTGAAGACTGGTGTATAAAATTCAACCCTCTTTGGCAAAACACCGATAAAGAAATTGCTGAAACTCGTAGGACAATTGCGGAAACAGATGCAATTTATATTGATAGAGGTGTTTTAACCTCTGATGAAGTCGGTGTATCAAGATTTGGTGGTCCTGAGTATTCTATGGAAACTATTATAGATATTGAAAATAGAGATGATAAATTTGACAATCCAGACTTTCAAGAAGATGTTAAAGAAATAGAAGTTTCAACAGATGATTAGCAACAATCAAAGACAACTTATAAAAGAACGCGTTAAAAAGATGGGAAAGAGACAGCCTAACAAATGGCTTTTCCCTCAGAATCAGGAGCGAAAATATAGGGTTCAATTGCATGCTTTGATTAGACAATTCTTTAAATATGTTGATGAACAGATTATACCTTTAATTCCCATGCTTCTATCTGATGTTGAATCTGAAATGCCACAAAATGATGATATAACAACTATTTCAAAGAAAAATGATGATTTTTTAGATACGTTAAATGCTTCTCTTAGATATGTAGCTGAATTAATAAACCCAGATGTTGAGAAAGAAATAATAAATGTTAATGAAATAGGTTCTCAAATATCACAGTTTAATCAAGAACAGTTTGAAAAGGTTTTCCGTTCTGTTCTAGGTATTGATATTTTTACAGATCAACCGTGGTTACAAGATCAACTAGAACTATTTGCTAATCAAAACGCACAGTTAATAACTTCTATACCAGCTCAAGAACTCTTACAAATTTCTGGTATTGTTCAAAGAGGATTGCAACAGGGTTTAAGATTTACAGAAGTTACTAAGCAAATTAAAAAAAGATATGGTATTACTAGGCGTAGAGCCAATACAATCGCGAGAGACCAAACAAGTAAATTAAATGCTTCACTTACTATGCTTAGACAACAAGAAGTCGGTATAGAAAAATACAAATG